GAACTTGACTGTGTGCACAGACGGCGCATGATCTGCGCCAACCTCAACAATTCTCCCCAGCGCCCGCTCCATGCGGGCGTTTTGCGTTTTAGGAGCGCCGAAAATGGCCAAGCTCACCAGTGCAGGTCGCAACAAGCTGAGTGCCGGCACGTTCGGATTGCCCGCGCAACGCAAGTACCCGATGCCCGACAAGGCACATGCCCGCAATGCGCTAGCCCGCGTTTCGCAGGCGCTGCATGAGGGCAAGATCAGCAACCCGGACGCCGCCAAGGTGCGCAACAAGGCGCACGGCAAGCTGCGCGGCGAATAACTAAACCGATCAGTGCATTAGAAGCCTAAATATGCCCTACGCAAACAACCCGCGCGGACGCACGACGCCAGAGGTCCGGCGCTTGCGCAAGGCGGTCGCGGATTTGCTCGACAAACACCGCGACGACATGGAGACGTGGCTAGTCAAGGTGGCCGACGACGATCCAAAAGAGGCGTTCAGGCTGATGACCGGCCTGATCGAGTACGCGCTGCCGAAACTGGCACGCACCGAGCTGGTCGGCGATCCGGACGCGCCGCTGCATACGTACAGCGATGAGCAGCTTTCGGCGCAAATCGCGCAGCTCCAAGCCGACATTGCCCGCTTGGCCAATCCGGGCAAGCCGGGCGGCTAGCGTGTTAGACGTTCACGTCATCGTAAGCGCCACCACGCCGCGCGGCTGGGTGACGCAATGTCTCGACAGCGTGCACGAGGCCGCAGAGCGCGCGCCGTTCAAGGTGAACGTGTGGCCGGTCGAAGGCGTGCCTGGACATGTCGGGCAGGCCAGAGCGGCTGGGTACGCGCTTGGCGCGCATCCGTATGTGACGCAGGTGGACGATGACGATTACGTGTTGCCGCATGCCTTCGCTCAGTTGCACGCCGGATTGTGCGCAGGGATGGATGCGGTGTTCACGCCAGAATTGTTGTGGCAGGGCGGCCAGATCAAGCCCGGTGGTGTGCACCATCACTTGTACGCCTTCCGCCGCGAGCTTGTGATTGATCACGCCGCATGGCCGTGTTGTGGCGACATCGCGCAGATTCGCGCGCTGGAACGGATGCCGGATACGCTGGAAGTGCGCGAACCGGCTTACGTGCACAGGCTTTACAGCAGCAGCCGCGCGCGCCAGTTGCGCCGCCGATATCCGGATGAGGCGAGGCGCGCATATGGCTAACCCGCTTGCCACGCCGGCCCTGTGGAAAGACACCGGGAACAGCGTTACGCCGCCCAGCGAATGGAATGCCAGTGCGGGCGCTTACGAGTTCATGGGCGTAGGCGCATCGCCGGCTGCGGCATCGCTGACCTACATCGGCACGTTTCCGACAGCCGACTTCAGCTTCTCGGCGGAAGTGACGGAACTGCACTTCGACACGCATCCGCAGGTTCGAGTGGTCGCAGACGGAGTTGAAACCGATTACACGCTGACCCTCAATACGCCACTCACAATCACGGTGCCGCCGTGCAATACGTCGCTGGTGATTGAGGGCTATTCAGATGGGCTGCCAGGGGTTGGCGAGTATTACAGTCAAGTCGATTGGACGCCGGTCATTCCGCCGCCGCCATTGTGCGAGGAAATCGGGCCAACGTCGCGAGCGAACGCATCGGCCTATCAGCGCACCCGCATCCATGACACGCGCCTGATGCTGGGCGAGTCGCGGTGCTTGGTCGCAAACTTCAACGGGGCGATTGCGTCGGATGCGACGATCACCAGCGTCACGTGGCGTTGTGATTACGGTTACGTCGCGATCATGTCCAACGCGCGCATCCAGCCCGACAATCGCAGCAGCGCGGTCAACGTGCTGGCGAACTGGATCGGCGATTCGATCATCCGCTGCGAAGCGACGCTGGAAAACGGCGAGGTCTATATCCAGCCGTTCCGGATTGACGTAAGCGGCGATCCGATATTCATGTACAACCGGCAAAACAACGGGCCGCTGGTGTTGACTGCACCGTGAACCCGCACGAAGAGCTTGTCGTACTGCTACAGGAAAAGTTCCGACGCATCTCGCAAAACCGCCTTGCACGTTACGAGGCATACCCGAAACAAGCGCAGTTCCACGCGCTCGGCGCAACCATTCGCGAACGGTTGTTGATCGCCTGCAACCAAGGCGGCAAGACGTTCTGCGCCGGCGCTGAGGTCGCGATGCACGCGACCGGCAATTATCCGGCATGGTGGGCTGGCCGCAGGTGGACGCGCCCAATCGTGATCTGGGTCGCGTCCGAGACGATGGAGGTCTCGCGCGATGCGGCGCAGAAAGTGTTGCTGGGCCGGGCGCACGAGCGTGGAACGGGCGCAATACCAGGTGACGCGATCGAGATGGTCGCGGCGTACCCGAACGTCAAGGATGCGGCCACGATGTGCCGCGTTCGGCATGTCTCGGGCGGTTTGTCCACCATCATCTTCAAGTCCTACGACCAAGGCCGCGCGAAGTTCCAGGGCGACACGATCGACCTGATCTGGTTCGACGAAGAGCCGACCGCCGAGATTTATTCGGAAGGCTTGACGCGCACCAACGCGACCGGCGGCGCGCTGATGATGACCTTCACGCCATTGCTGGGCATGTCGGCCGTCGTGCGCATGTACCAAAGCGGCGACAACCCCGACCGCGCTCAGGTGCGGATGGGGATCAAGGATGCGCTGCACTACAGCGACGATGATCGCGCGCGGATCATCGCAAGCTATCCCGAGCATGAGCGCGAGGCGCGCACGGAAGGGATTCCGATGCTGGGCGAAGGCGCGGTGTTCCCGGTCGCGCGCTCGAAAATTGAATACGAGACCTTCCCGATTCCCGAGCACTGGGCGCGAATCTGCGGGCTTGACTTCGGCTGGGATCACCCGACCGCAGCCGCATGGCTCGCGTGGGATCGCGACACAGATTGCGTGTACGTCTATGACTGCTACGCGCAGAGCCGGCAGACGCCAATCGTGCACGCGGCAGCGATTCGTGCACGCGGCGACTGGATACCCGTGGCATGGCCGCATGACGGCTTGCAGCACGACAAGGGCAGCGGCGAGCAGTTGGCGACGCAGTACCGCGACCAAAACGTGAACATGCTCCCGCAGCGCGCGACCTTCGCCGATGGCTCAAATGGCGTTGAGGCCGGCGTCATGGAAATGCTGGAGCGAATGCAGACGGGGCGACTGAAGATCGCCTCGCACCTTGCGCCATTCTGGGATGAGTTCGTGAGCTACCACCGCGATAACGGAAAAATCGTGAAAGAGCACGACGACATTCTGAGCGCGACACGCTACGGCATCATGTGCCTGCGTTTCGGCGAAGCCAAGCAGCGGCAGAAAATCACGCTGGATGACTACGTGGTTGACTACTGATGGCCAAGCACATCGCCGATGACATTGATGAGATGCTGGAGCGCTACCGTAAGGCGACCGACTATTGCTCGTCTCTTTACGAGCAGGCGCGCGATGACATCTTGTTCGTGTCGAAGCCGGGTTATCAGTGGGATGAAAAACTGAAGGCGCGGCGCGCGGATCGCCCGTGCTACGAATTCCCGAAGCTGCAATCGCACATCCGCCAGGTTGTGAACGAGATGCGGCAGACTCGCCCGCAAGGAAAGGTGCGGGGCGTCGAGGAGTCGGATGTAGGACTCGCCGAGATCATGAACGGGCTGGCGATGAACATCCAGTCGGTCAGCAATGCCGACCTTGCGCATGACATCGCGTTTGAGTCTGCGGTGAAGGGTGGGTTCGGTGTGTGGCGTGTCACGACCGATTACGAGCGCGACGAATCGTTCGACCAATGCATTTACCTGCGTCCGGTACACAACCCGTTCAGCGTCAAGTTTGATCCAGCCGCAACCGAGATTGACCGGCGCGATGCGCGGTTTGCGTTTGTCGAGGAGTACATCCCGAAATCGGAGTTCGAGCGCAAATACCCGAAAGCCGAGTTGCGCGACTTCGACGGCGACTATCGCCAGAACGATTGGCTGGACGGCGACAAGGTGCGCATTGCCGAGTATTGGCAAAAGCTGCCCGAGAAACGCACGCTGCTCGCGCTCTCCAATGGCGATACGGTCTATGCGGACGAGACCGACGTTGACGCCTTGGCGTCGGCTGGTATCCAGGTCACGAATGAGCGCGTGGTGGACGGCCATAAGGTGGTCTCGCGGCTCACCAATGGCATGGAATGGCTCACCGAAGAACAAGAGTTCCCGTCCAAGTTCATTCCGCTGATACCGGTGTGGGGCAACATCACCAATATCGACGGCGAAGATTATTGGTACGGGATGACGCGCCCGAACAAGGATATGCAGCGCCTGCACAACGTGCATCGCACTGCGTGCATCGAGGCCGTCGCCAAAGCTCCGAAAGCGCCATTCATCGTCAAGATGGGCTGGATCAAGGGGCTGGAAAGTTTCTGGAAGCGCGCCAATGCGGAGGATTACCCCTACCTGCCAGTGAACGATACGGCAGACGGTATCCCGCAGCGGTCGAATCAGGCGGAAGTGCCAACGGCGCTGATCCAGCTTGCGAACATGGATGACAACGACATCAAGTCATCCACCGGCATTTTTGACCCTGCAATGGGAGCCAATCCCAACGGCAGCGGCAAGGCCATCATGGCCAACAAGATGCAAGGCTCGGTTGCGACGTTCAATTACATCGACAACCTGGCCTATGCGATCCGGCATGAATACGAAATCCTGCTGGACATGATCCCGCGCGTGTATGACACCCAGCG